TTCCGGGCCCTCGAGACCGCCATGGTCGGCGTGCTCCGGTCGACCCTCGGCACGGACTACGAGATTGTGTCGCGCGACTACGCCCGGGCCGTCCGCGCCGTGCTGGACACCCTCTGGTCCGACCAGCTCCCACCCGCCCCGACCGGGCTCTCCCTCCCCATGACCGCGATCACGCCGAGCGCGGCCGAGGTGACGCCGGCGACGATGACCGGCGGCATCGCCGACACCGCGCCTTTGGACGTGGAGGGGCACACCATCTGGGGACTCAACCCCAGCCGCAAGGACGACGACGCGGACCTGGGCGTCACGAGCGCGCCGGGCCTCGTCGGCGTGGCGGTCCTCGGCGGCGCCCACGCCCGGCTCGTCCACTCCCCGGGCACTTCGGCGAGCGGGTACGGGATCAACCTCCGCAGTGTCGACGCGGTGAACCTCGTCCTCGAGACGATCGCGGCGGCCGCCGGCCGAGCGTTCGCCGAGGAGTAGGCCACGCCCAGAAGAGGCCCCCCGGTTGCCGCCGGGGGGCCTCTTTGCGGGCTACCTCCAGGGTGGGTGTCGGGGCGACCCGTACGGCGCCGCCATGCTAGATTGTACGGCAGACCCGTTCAACGCCTGGAGGCAACGCATGCGGTTCCGGATCATCTACGCGATCGTGGTCATGCTCGCGGTCGCGGCCGCCGTGGCGGTCGGCTACTCGCTGGCTCAGTGGTGAGCGCGCTTCACACGCCGGTCTTCGGCGCCTTCCTCGTGCTCCTGGTCATCGTGGTGTTCGGCGTCGGCGGCGCCTTCATCAGCCGCACCTACCGGCACGGCCAGACCCCGTGGGCGCTCTACATCGGCGCGTTCCTCGCCGTGCTGGGCGTCCTGGTCCTCATGGCGATCGTGGCCGGCCGGTGACCGCCGGACAGGCGCTGGTCTGGTTCGGGTCCACCGTCGTGATCGCGATCGTGGCGTGGATCCGCACCGACGCTCGCTCGCGCTATCAGTGGGTGCCGCCCGTGCTGGTCATCGCCGGCTCGTGCGCGCTCGCCCTCATCGCTACTCACATCTGAGGAGTGCCCGTGTCAAACCCCTGGGACGCCGGCCCGCCGGACACCCCGCGCAACCGGTTCATCGGTGGCGCGTTCGTCGTGGTCGCAACCGTCCTGCTCTACCTCTGGCTGTCCAGCGGCGCCCCCGCCCAGGACGGCGACCACCCCGCGCCCACCACGACGGTGAGCCGGTGAGCCGCTCCGGCCTGGCCGAGGCATGGCTGGACAGCCACGCGCACGCGGCCGTGACGCTCTGGCGCCACGGCCGCGTCGTCGTGGACGTCCCGTACCTCTTCGGCCGCATCTGCGGCGTGGCCGAGTCGCTCGCCGGCCCCGGGGCCACCGACGACCAGGTGCGCGGCACCGTCATCACCGTCATGGCCGACGTCGCCGCCGCCGTCTTCCGCCTCATCGACCCGGCCGCCCACCCGGACCTCGGCGTCCAGTTCACCGACCTGGACACGGGAGAGGCCGAGGTCCCCGACATCTTCCTCACCTCCGCCGACGGGCGGGCGTCCGTGTGGGCCGCCCGCGCCGCCGTCGCCGCCGGCAACGGCCGGGCCGACGACCTGGAGGCGCTCCTCGAGGCGCTCGCCTCGCTGCCGCCCACGGGCGACGGCGCGAGCGAGGCCCTCCTCTACGCGAACCGCGCTCTCAGCTCCACTGGGCCGCTCGTTGCCATGCAGGTGGACGGGGAGAACCTCCACGCCCTCGAGCGCACCATGGACGGCTTCGAGCTCCCCCTCTACGCCTGGGTGTGCTCGTGCGGACGGTCCGAGGCCGTGGGGGACCTGGACCTCCGCAACCTCACCGCCGCCGGCCACATCCTCGACAACCCGCACGAGCTCACCCTGGAGACCCGATGGACATGATCGTCCGGAGCCAGCGACGCGTCCTTGAGGTCGCCGACTTCATCCACTACGACGGCACGCCGGCGGCCAGGGCCCTCATCGCCGAGCGCGCCCCACTCGGCCAGGGCGGCGAGGGACCCGGCCGCGCCGACCTGGTGTGGTGCGAGGCCCAGGACCGGTGGCTGGAGCTCTCCGTGGGCTGGTGGGTGCAGCTCAACGCGTTCGGCGTCGTCAACACCTGGCTGGCCACCGCGTACGCCATGACGTGGACGCCCGCCCGCGACGCCACTCCAGCCCCAGATGAGGGCACGGTCGCGGCCGTCTCCAAGCTCTACGCGTTCCAGGCGCTCGACTACCTGCACGACCAGGTGGAGCTCGCCATCATGCTGGCCCGCGCCGCCCTCCACAAGGAGCTCGACGGCGCCAGCCCGGACAGGTGGCGCGCCCTCACCGCCGCGACCGCCGGCGGCCTCCTCGGCGGCGGCAAGACGCACCCCGACAGGGTCGCCGGCAAGGCACGCCCGGCCCCGCCCGTCGAGGCTGTCCGCATCCGCCGGGAGCTCGACGCGCCCGTGGACAACGAGGTGGCCCAGATGCTCGTCGGCCTCCCCCAGAACGTGGACGGCCTCACGGGCACCGTCCGCGCCGTCGAGGTCTCCAGCGACGACCCCCACGTCCTGTTCATCACCCTCGAGCTCGACCCCCCGACCAAGGAGTCGTCCTGATGCGCAACCTCTTCGCCCTGGTCGCCGTCGCCGCCTTTGCCGCGATGGCTGCCATGCTCGCCGCCGGCTTCTCCCGGACGGAGGGCGGCGTCCAGCTCATCGGCGTGGCCTTCCTCATCTGCGGCGTGAGCGCGGTGGCCGCCGCCCTCCTGAGCGGCCGGCGCTGGTGAGGGCCGTGGCCGCTGGCGCCGCCCTCTGCTACGGGGCCGGCTGCACCGTGGGGTTCGTGACCTTCCTCAACCTGACCACCGCGTCACCCGGCCAGACCTTCAAGGGAGCCATCGGCGCTGCCATCCTCGTGGCGGCCGGGGACCTCCTCCGCCGCTTCGGAAGCTCCAACCGGTAGCAGACCGTGACGAAAGCCGCTTGTACGACATACCGAACGTCACTATCCGAGAGAGGGGCCACCGTGCTCCGCACCATCACCACCGTCCTGTCCGCCGTCGCGTTCACCGTCGGCGGCCTCATGACGTGCGTCGGCTTCATCACCCAGGACGACACCCCCATGACCGCCCTCGGGACACTCCTGTTCGTCCTCGGCATGGTCGGGTGCGTCGCCACCGTCCGCGACCACAGCAGTGACGAGCACGCCAAGGCCCAGCCGTGAAGTGGGCCGGCGGCGTGCTCGTCTGGCTGGCCGTCTTCGTCATCGGCGGCGGCGCCCTGGTCGCCGTCTGCTCATCCGGCGCGTGGAGGTTCTGATGGCCGTAGCCCTCGCGCTCGGCCTCACCTACGAAGAGGCGGACCGCATCGTCACCCAGGGGTGGGCGCCCGTGATGGCGCTGCACCCCGAGGTCGCCGCCCGCCTCGAGGCCGGCCTGAGCCGGGCGGGCTGGGCGGCCCGGCGCTGGCTCGTCCGTGGGATCACCCTCACGCACAGCGGGTTCCTGTCGCACGGCCGGGCGCGTCTCGAGGCGCACGGCGAGGTCGGCCCCTACGACCCGGAGGCTGTCGACGCCCAGGCCATGGGACTCAGGGAGGCGTATGAGGAGCGTGTCCTCCGCCAGATGCGCTCCCAGGAGGAAGACGTCCTGCGGCACTTCCGGACCTCCCTCGAGGTCCACCACTGGGTCCACCTGTACGGGCAGGGCGGCCACCCGCTCGAGATCCGGCCCGCCGGCCGCGTGGTCGGCGGCCGGGGCATCGCCGCCGGCGTGGAGCACCGCCCGCCGCTTGCCCGTCTCGCGCGCTACCCGGGCGAGGGCCACGTCTGGCACTACGAAGGCCGGGCCGAGCCGTGAGCGCCTTCTTCTGGGGGCGCGAGGCCGACCTGGTCCAGGAGGCCGTCCGCACCATGCGCTGGTGGCACGACGTGCAGCCCGTCGGCCCGTGGGTGTTCATCCCGACCACGGGCTTCGGACCGAACCTCACCTGGGGCGTCCAGGTCCCCGTGCTCGTCGTGCTCCAGGGCGCGCGCGTCGAGGAGCCGGAGGTGGTCCGCCTGGCGCGGCGCACCCTCGGCGAGCTCCCGGGCGCCTGATGCCAGGCCGCCCAGCGGACAGGCGCCGGCAGGAGCGCCGGCGCCTCGAGTACGCCGCCCTACTCCTCCGCGTGGCCAAGCGGCCGCGCGGTGACTGCCCCACCCCGAGCAAGCCGGCCTACGACCGGTCGCTCCCCGACGAGGTCAAGCTCCAGGCCCGCCGGCTCCCCTACGGCGGGAGCTCCTACGACTGCCGGTGCGGATACAGCCACAACACGACCCAAAGCGAGGATGAGCAGCGATGACAGACGTGTTCTACGACGGCGAGTTCTACGAGGACGGGGAGCGGATCGAGCTCCTGTCCATCGGCCTGGTCAACGACGCCGGCGAGACCTGCTACGTGATCAACGGCGAGGCCGACTACCAGGCGGCCGCAGACGGCAACCCGTGGCTGGTGGACAACGTGTTCCCCCACCTCCCGCTCGCGCTCGTGCACGGCCGCTGGCGGATCGACATCACCCACCCGAACGTCATGCCCAAGCGCGAGATGCGCCACCAGGTGGCCACGTTCCTGAACTACTGCAACCGCCTCGAGGACCGCCGCCAGGGCCGCCCCGAGACGCTCGACTGGAAGAACCTCCGGCTGTGGGCCTGGTACGGCGCCTATGACCACGTGGCGCTCTGCCAGCTCTGGGGCCGCATGATCGACCTCCCCAAGGGCGTGCCGATGTGGACGAACGACCTCCAGCAGGAGGCGCACATGCAGGGCGTTGACCTGGGCAACGTGGTGCCCAGGGAGGGCAGCGAGCACGACGCCCTGGCGGACGCCCGCTGGAACCGCGAGGCGCACCGCTGGCTGTTCACCACGGGCGCCATGAACATGAACGGCAGGACGCCGGTCAACACGTTCCGCGTCCTCGTGGACCCGGACACCGTGACGGCCGGCATGGGCCGCGTCACCGACCTCTTGGAGGCCGCCGTCGCCTACGTGGAGGCCCCGCAGTACATCGCCGACCCGGACGTGGCCGGCGAGGCGCCCCAGCGCGCCTACGAGGCGCTTGCGGCGGCCGTGGCCGCGTACCGGGAGGGGCAGCGGTGAGCCGCTTCGGCGACGTGGCCCCGCTGGGGTATGACCGCATTACGCTGACCACCCAGGTGCACCAGGACGGCGTCCCGCCGGCGTTCCTCTCGCCGGGCTTCAAGGGCGGCAAGCCGATCGTCACCTGGGCCGGGCCGGACGGGACCCAGCGGCCGCTCCTCGTGGAGCTCTCGTTCCTCCAGTGCAACCGCTGCGGTGCCGTGGTGATCGGGGAGCTGATGGGCGGGGTCAGCACGCACAACGACTGGCACGGAAAGCTGGTGGCGCCGCCGACCGTCGTCACGGCGGCGCACGGCCCGGCGGGCGAGGAGTGCCCGCCGTCGTGCGCGCTCCCGGGCCCCCACGGGAGCCTCAGCTCTGGCGGGTGACGCTGGGTAGGGATTTCGGGGTCCTGTAGGGGTCATGAACGGTTACCCGCCAGTACGGGTGCCCGCGATCCCCGGGCCGAGACAAGGCAGGAACGGGCGAAGCGCTCATACCGGGGCGCTTCGCCCTCACTGTCTGTGATGAACCCCGCAAACGCGTGCGCCGGCGCCCCGCCAGCCCCACACTCGGCCCATGACCCGCCGCACCCGCCGCCGCCTCCTGACCGGGGTAGCGCTCACCGTCGCCGGGCTGACGGGCCTCGGCACCGCCGGCGCCCTCGGCATGGCGATCGACCACTCCCCCATCTGGGGCGAGCTCGGCACCGCTGCCGTGATGACCGGCCTCCTCCTCGCCTGGGCGCTCGCGTCGATCATCACCACGCCCGCCCCCGTACGCTCGACCCGTGGCCGATTCCCCGCTGAAGCTTCTAAGCCGGCTCTCGCCGCGCGCCCAGGAGCTCTGGCTCGCCGAGCAGCCCGACTGGGCGTTGCGGGACATGGCGCGTGGCGAATGGTGGTACGTCGGCCGGCCTGAACAACAGGCCCCGCCCGGCAACTGGTTCGTCTGGCTGCTGCTCAGCGGCCGTGGCTTCGGCAAGACCCGCACCTCCGCCGAGTGGCTCGTGGACCGCGTCCTCACCTACCCGGTCGACGTCATGGGCTTCCGAACCGAGTGGCTGCTCATCGCCCAGACGATGTCCGACGCCCTCCGCCAGTGCGTGGACGGCTCGGCCGGCATCGCCCGCGTCCTCGAGCGCAGGGTGGGCCCGCAGAAGCGCAACCCGCACGACGCGACCGGCAAGTGGAAGCTCTGGAAGTCACCCAAGGCGTTCATCGAGCTCGACACCGGCCAGGTCATCTACATCGAGGGCGCCGACGACGCCGACGTGGGCCGTGGGTACAACGCCGCCGGCGCCTGGCTGGACGAGTTCGCGAAGTGGCGCTACCCGGACGCATCCTGGGCGGAAGGCATCATGCCGTCCCTCCGCGCCGACCTCCCCGGCGACTTCCCCCGCGTTGTCGTAGCGACCACGCCCAAGCTCGTGTCCCAGCTCGCCGAGTGGGAGGACCGCACCGACGGCACCGTGGCCCTGACCCGGGGGTCCACGTACGACAACGCCGACAACCTGGCCGCCCCCGTGCTCGCCGAGCTCCACCGCCGCCTGCACGGCACCCGCCTCGGCGAGCAGGAGCTCTACGGCAAGCTGATCCGCGAGGTTCAGGGCGCCCTCTGGCAGTACGCCTGGATCGCCCGGGACATGGTCGACCACGTGCCCGCCCTGGACCTCCGCGTCATCGGCGTAGACCCCGGCGGCACCGGCGAGCGCGACGAGACCGGGCTGATCGCCACGGGCCGTGCCGCCGGGGAGGACTACGTCCTGGGCGACTGGTCCAGCCAGGTCGCCGGCGCCTCCGCCGCTCGCCGGGCCTGGGAGATGTTCCTCGCCTACTCCGGCGACTTCATGGCCATCGAGTCGAACATGGGCAAGAAGTGGGTGGCCGACACGTTCACCCAGGTCTACCGGGAGATGCAGCGGGAGAAGCTGTTCCCGAACGGCCTGGCGCCGATCAAGCTCGTGCACGCGAAGGTGGGCAAGGAGCTCCGCGCTCAGCCGGTCGCGACCCGCTACGAGCAGGGCGGCCGCATCCACCACGTCCGGGGGCAGGGCCTCGGCACCCTTGAAACCCAGATGATCACGTGGGTGCCCGAGGAGACGAAGGCCAAGGACAGCCCGGACAGGGTCGACGCCCTGGTGTATGCCGAGCTCGAGCACTTCGCGCGCGAGCGTCTCACCGTCGGCGCCGCATCTGCGGCTGGCGTGCAGCTCCAGCGCACCGCCCTGAGCCCGCTCCAGGGGCGCTAGCCTCGACGCCATGACGACCACCACGCCCGAGTCCCGCGCCCGCATCGCCTATACCGCGTACTGCCGCGCCCGCTACACGCCCGAGGAGATCGGCGGCTCACCGACCTACGACCAGCTCCCCGAGGCCGAGCGCGCCGGCTGGTTCAAGTCCGCGAACGCCCTCTGGGACCTCGCCACCACGGGGCACGCGGAGATCCGAGCCGGGTAGCCTTGTCGGCATGACCCACTCAAGTGACCACATGCCGGCCCCCGCCCACACGGTGACCGACGCCGTCCGCCAGTACGAGGAGCGCCAGGGTGCCGCGCTGGGCGTCTACCGCGCCACCGTCGAGGGCCCCGACGGCTACCACATGCAGATCAGCGGGACCCCCGGCAACGTGGCGGCCGCGCTCCGGTCCGCCGCCGAGGACCTCGCGCCCACCCGCCCGGGCTGGCGCGGGGGCGTCACGCGCGGGGCGGTCGCCCGGGCGGGGGAGCGTCTCGCGTCGATCGGCGGCTCCGAGGCTGCCGGCCAGATGCGGGACACCGGCCGTGTCGTGCTCATCACCCCAGACGGGGAGTTCCTCTACCCGGACAACGACGAGGACGAGGCGCTCATGGTCGAGTCGCACAGCGCGGTTCGGGTCAAGGGCCTGATCTGCCGGTCCATGATCTGCTGCTGCGACCCGGGCACGGGCCACAAGTCGCACCCGCGCCCGAACGATCGCCTCCGGCACTAGGTGCCGATGTAGCTCCGCCAGTTGGGGATCTCCACAATGGACCGCCACGTGGCCGGCAACAGGAGGGTGATGCCCAGGAGGTCGACGGCCTGGGCGGCGGCACCGAACGTGTACCCGGTGGCCATGTCGGCGGGCCAGGAGCCCCAGACCCACAGGTTGACGCGCTGGATGCCGAGGACGGGCGCTAGGACGGCGGTCACGTCCGCAACGCGGAGGACCTGGGGAAGGTTGTTCGACCGGAACAGCACGCGATCATCCACGCTCGGGATAACGGTCATGCGCAATTGCAGCATTGGCATAGGCGCCGGTCACTGGGTGCTTGCCATGTGGAAAGCGAAGGGGGTAGCGCGTGGCTCGCCGCTGGGTAGTCCCGCCCGGCCACGTCGAGGCGAAGTGCGTAGGGAACGGCCCCCTCCACCTCGTTCAGGCGGGCGCACGCGTCGCCCTCTGTGGGGTCGCCCCGCGCTACTTCAGCACCGGCCCCCGCCCCAGCACCGTGAAGCGCTGCGCTACGTGCGGCGCGGCCGGGCGGCGGCTCGTCGCCCCTGCGTGACTCGACGGCGCGGTGATCGCCCGTACGATGGCCGCATGCCGATCGTGCTTACCCTCGCCGTGTACGCCCTGGCGGTTGCGCGGGTCACCCGGCTGATCACCCACGACCGGATCACCGAGGCCCCCCGCCGTCGGCTCGTGGTCGCCCTTTGGGCGCGCACCCTGCCGCTCTCCGACGCTCGCACCGAGGCAGGCCGCCGGCTCGACGCCGGCGGCGACCCGCCCCTGGGTGCCTACCTGGTCACCTGCCCGTGGTGCGTGTCCACGTACGTGGGCGCGGTCGCGGCGCCCCTCTGGTACTACCTCGGCGAGCGGCCCTGGCTGCTCATCCCAGCGGCCGTGCTCGCGTTCTCCTACGCGTGCGGCTTCCTCGCCACCAAGGAGGCGTGACCCGTGTCGCATCGGCGCCCCGCACTGCCCACCGTGGTGGAGCTCGTCCCGGCCCGGCCCCCGAGGTCGGCGGCCAGCGTCGACATGCCGGCGCTCGTCGCGTCCGCCGCCGGCAGTCACCCCACCACCCTGACCGCCGCCGCATATGAGGTGGAGATCAAGGGCGGCACGTCGGCCAAGCCGATAACGACCCAGGCGTGGCAGAAAGAGGCGTGGCGGCACCTCGATATCTGCGGTGAGCTCCGGTTCGCAGCCGGCCGCTTCGGCGCCGCCGTGTCCCGCTGCCGGCTCTACGTCGCCGACGTGGACGAGTACGGGAAGCCCGGCAAGGAGACCCAGGACCAGGCCGTCCAGGGCCTCGCTGAGACCGTGTTCGGCGGGCCCACGGAGAAGGTCGAGGCGATCCGCCTCCTGGCCACCATGGGCTACGTGGTGGGCGAGTCCTACGTCATCGCCGAGGACCGCTCGAGCGAAGACAAAGACGTCTGGTACGTCGTGTCCACCGACCAGATCCAGGTCGACGGCTCCACCTACACCGTGCGCCGCCCCCAGGAGGCCGGCGGCGGCAAGCGCCAGATCGCCGCCGGCGGCAAAGACCTCATGATGCGGACCTGGAACCCGCACCCGCACGACACCGACCAGGCCGACTCGCCCACCCGCTCCGTGCTGCCGATCCTCCGGGAGATCGAGCGCCTGAGCATGCTCACCATGAGCCAGATCGACTCGCGCCTCATCAGCGCGGGTCTGCTGCTGCTGCCCCAGGGAATCGACTTCCCGCACGACGAGGAGCAGACCGGCGGGATCGTCGGCCTCATGGAGATGATCCTGGCGGCGGCCCAGGCCCAGCTCACCGGCGCCGGCGACGCGCGCGGCCTCGTGCCGATCCTCGCCGAGGTCCCCCCGGGCACCGGCGCCGACATCCAGCACCTCCGCTTCGACACGCCCCTCCAGGCGGAGATCCAGACCAAGCTCGACCACGCGATTCGCCGCCTGGCACTCGGCCTCGACATCGCACCGGAGGAGCTCCTCGGCCAGGGCGACTCCAACCACTGGAGCGCCTGGGCTGTCGATGAGACGTCGGTCAAGCTGTTCATCGCGCCGGCCCTCGCCCGGATCTGCCTCGCCCTCACCACGGGGTACCTCAAGGGCGCCCTCGAGGCGATGGGCAAGGACCCCGAGAAGTTCATCTTCTGGTACGACACGGCCGCCCTGGCGGCGCGCCCGGACCAGCGAGAGGACGCGTTCAGGCTCTACGACCTCGGCCTCATCAGCATCAAGGCGCTCCTCGAGGCGTGCAACTTCGGCGAGGACGACGCCCCCGACGCGAAGGAGCTCCTCCTCCGCCGGCTGTGGGACATGATCAAGATCCAGCCCGCGCTCGTCTACGACGCGGAGCTCCAGAAGGCCCTCGGCCTGCCCAAGCTCGAGCAGTCCGCCGGCTCGATTTCCAAGGACGCCGAGGGCGACAAGATCCAGCTTGAGGGCGGCAACGACGCGGCCGCCAAGGAGCGCGGCCTCCCCGCCGCCGACGACGACCAGGGCGCCGCGTCCACAGATGAGGGCGAGGGTGGCGCGCCGGCGCGCAAGGCCAAGCAGGGCAACGACGCGGCCGCCAAGTTCGCCCGCCTCCTCCCCGCCGCCGACATCCTGTGCTTCCGCGCCCTCGAGATCGCCGGCGGCCGCCTCCTCGACCGCGCCGACCGGCACCGCCGCACCCAGTTCGCCGGCGTGGACCGCTTCGACATCCACACCCGCGTCGAGGACCTCGACGCCAACCGGGCCGCCGAGGTGCTCACCAACGCGTTCGCCCACCTCCCGCGCGCGGCCGCGCACGCCGGCGTCAACGCGGCCGAGCTCGAGCGGCTCCTGTCGGCCTACTGCGTGGAGCTCATCACGCACCGGCACCCCCACACGCCGGAGATGCTCGGCGTGGTCCTGGAGAGGTGGATCGCGAGTGCCGTCTGACCCGTACCAGGACGACCGGGACCGCGTCCGCGCCGCCATCGAGCGCGCCGAGCGGTCGCTGTTCGCGCGCGCGGTCGACCTCCTCCGCGAGTGGGCGACCCGCCTCCGCTCCGCCGTGTTCGGCCCCGGTGGCAGAGTGGATCCGCGCGGCGTCTTCGAGACCGAGCCTTGGTTCCGCACCGCCGTGGACGACGTCGTGGTGGAGATCCAGGACGTCTACGAGGACGCCGCCGACGACGTCCAGGGCGACGACGACCCAAACGGCTACCGCCTCGCCCGCGAGTTCATCGTGGCGTCACGCAACCGCCTCGTGCGCGTCCCCGACTCCGTTTACTCCCAGGTGACCCGCGCGGTGTTCGCCGGCGACCGCGACGGCGACTCGACGGACGAGCTCGCCGAGCGCATCGAGGCGATCCTGGCCGCGTCCGGCGCCGACACCTGGACCAACCGGGCAACGACGATCGCCCGCACCGAGGCCACCGCCGCCTACAACGCGGGCACCTTCGACGGCTTCCTGGGCCTCGCTGCCCAGCTCGGCGGGAAGTGGGAGAAGGGCTGGCTCGCCGTCGAGGACGCCCGCACCCGCCCTTCCCACGTCGAGGCCGACCTCCAGCGCCGGCCGCTGCTGCTGCCGTTCAGCGTCGGCGGCTGGCCCGGCATGTACCCGGGCGCCATCGAGCTCCCCGCCGGCGAAGTCGTCAACTGCCGGTGCTCGATGGTGCTACTCCGGCCCGGCGAGCAGATGGACTACAGCAACCGCCAGTACAAAGGAGCGTGACGTGGACCTCCGGCTGTACGGCCTGGCCGCCCTCGAGATGGTGGGCCATGACCGCTGTGACATCGCCGCGTTCTGCCGCAACCCGCTTCACCCGGGCCCCTGCAAGGGCTGGAAGCACACCCTCAAGGCCATGGCGCCGGGCGTGCACAAGGCGGTCGAGGACGGCCGGCTGGAGCGCGTGCACAAGCGCCGCGCCGAGCGCGCCGCCGCGCACAAGGCCGCCGGCACCAAGGCGCCGCGTCTGCGGAAGCTGAAGCACGAGCGCGAGGAGACCAAGGGACCACGCGAGGGCGAGACGGGCTCCCGCGTCAAGGACAGCAACGGCGACGAGGTTCTGGTCACCGGCACGCGCGGGAAGGCCAAGGCCAAGCCAGCGGCCGCCCTCGCGAAGTGGGACGCGTCCGGCGGCACCGGCAAGGGCATGACCGACGACGAGGTGGGCGAGGCCCTCATCGGGGCCCAGCAGAACGCCGACTTCGGGACGGCCGTTCTCGTCGTGCGCGAGTACAAGAAGCGCCTCGAGGCCAGCGGCGGCACCAAGAAGCGCGTACGCCCGGGCAAGCCGCCCGCTGGCAAGAAAGATGTAGGCTCGACCCGTACAGTTTCCGACGGGGAGGGCGACACCGAGATGACCGAGACGCGCGAGGTCAAGCCGCTCAAGGGCCCCGCCCAGCGGGAGGGCCTCCGCGCCGTGCTCAACGCCGGCGCGAACGGCTACGACAACAAGCGAGGCTTTCTCACGAAGAAGCAGCGGGACCGCATGGTTGCCGCCGGCGAGGCCGACCTGGGCGACGACGGCAAGCTCTACATCACCGACCACGGCCGCGCCGTGCACGAGGCCAGCATCCCCCGCCGCAACGGCGAGGAGATCGGATTCGACGACAAGACCGCCAGCGAGCGCGCCGCCGCCGAGGAGGCCGCCAAGGGCGAGGAGGCCAAGCGCGTCAAGGCCGAGGCCGAGGCCCAGTTCCAGCGAGGCATCCCGGGCGTGCAGCCGCGCGGGAGCGAGCTCCTCGGCAACCCCGGCCAGCAACGCGTCCGCGACTCCATGCGCAAGGCCGCCCAGTCGCTCAGCAAGGACCTGGGCGAGACCACAGCGGACTTCTCGGAGGACGTCGGCCCGGCCGCCCGCGCGTGGCAGGACCGCTCGCTGGAGGCCGAGGCCATCGGCTCCGAGTGGCGCCAGCAACGCGCCCGCTCCGCCTGGCTCCGCTCCGCCGCCAAGGCCGACCCGGGCAGGGCCGCCGACTACGAGCGCATGGCCGACGAGACCGACGCCGGCATGGACGCGACGGACAAGCGCTGGGACGCCGCCGTAGACGCCGCCAACGCCGCCCGTGACGCCCTCGGCGAGGCCATCGTGGGGCGATACAAGGCCAAGGGCCGGCGCAAGACGGCGGCCGCGCTCAAGCTCGCCACCGTCGGCAAGGACAAGGACGCCACCAACTCCGGCACCGACGCCCAGCGCGCCACCATCAACGCCGAGATTGCCCGCCGCGACGGCGGCCTGGAGCAGCTCGCCGAGGGCCTCACGCCCGAACAGGCCGAGCGTGGGCGTAAGGCCGGCAACGCGTACACCGCCGCCGTGGTCGAGGACATCAAGGCCGGCGCCGAGTACGACGCCGCCCGCTACGAGGCGTCCGTGGCGCACGCCCACCTGGCCGAGGCCCAGCGGGTCCCGAGCATGCTGCGCAACGAGCCTAAGTACAAGCAGGAGCGCGAGGACGCCCAGGCCCGCGCGACCGCCGCCGACCGCCGGGAGCGCGCCGCCCGCGACCGCGCCGACGTCACCAAGGAGCAGAAGCGCCGCGCCGCCGTCAACTTCCAGCGCACTGCCGACGACCTGACGGACGAGAAGAACCAGGCCGCCTACGACGAGCGCCTGGCGCGCGTCACCAGGGAGCAGAACGAGCGCCGCGCCGCTCACCAGCGCGAGCTCGACGCCGAGGTGGACGCCGTCCGCCGGCCCATGCCGGACGCGGCCGAGCCGTTCGCCGCCCAGGTCGACAAGGTTGAGCAGATCGCCCGCTCAGTGAAGGGCTTCCGGGAGTTCCTGAATCAGCCCCCGTACGTCATCCACGACGGCAAGGGCTCGGGCGACATGGCGATCTACACGGGATCCACCAACCAGGAGGTCATCCGGGGAAGCGCGCCGGAGAAAGAGCGCGTGCTCAACTACAGCCCCAAGCGCGGCGGCTGGAAGGCGTCCAACGGCCTGGCGCTCGATGACGCGGACGTGCCGTACTACATCGCCGAGTGGAACGCCCGCGACCGCAACACCCGCAACCCCAACGACCTGGTGGGGCTGGCGAAGTACCGCCGCAAGCAGTCCGAGCAAGCGGCCGCCGAGCGGGCCGGCGCGGATACGATGCCGGCATGAAGAACGCGGGCCTGATCGCACACACGTTCGAGCTCTACGGGCTCGACGCCCCGCCGCGTCCGCTCGCCGCCTACGGGCTCGACGCGCACCACGCGTGCGACCTGCTCACGTTCTGCCGCAACCCCCTGCACCCAGGCCCGTGCAAAGGGTGGAAGGACAAGCTCAAGGTGGTGGCCCCGGGCGTCCACAAGATGCTCGAGGACGACCGGAAGGCCAAGCTCGCCAAGCGCCGCGCCGACCGGAAGGGCGTCGGCAAGGGCCGCGACGGCGACGGCGACGGCAAGAAGGGTGAGGACGACACCGTCAAGCCGCCGGCCAAGGTCCGCAAGAAGGCCAAGGACGACGAGCCCAAGGAGCCATACGCCGACCCCGGCCACACGGTGAAGCTCCGCCCGGAGACCCGCGCCCTGGTCGCCGCCGCCACGAAGGCACTCCCCAAGGATGACAAGGCGTGGCGGGAGCTCACCGCCCAGCAGGTCCAGGAGGCAGAGCCGAGCATCGCCAAGCTCAAGCGGGCCGCGTTCACCCGGTACCAGGACAATCTCATCGCCCGCGACAAGGCCCGGGACCGCCACGCGGAGCGCATGAAACCCGGCATGAAGTGGGAGGAGCTCCTCGCCCGCGACCCCGCAGAGGCCGCCTGGTACCAGCGCAACGACGGCAAGTTCTACGACCAGG